AGGATTATTCGTAGATCTACTCTCGATGAAGATATTCGCTTAACTTTTCTTGAAGGTTTAAATAGGCATACGAACATGCATTACTTTGATCGTAATGCGCCTACAAATAAAACAGATGAAGCTGTGCTTGAATTTCTCGACAGAGAACAGTTTAATTGTAACAAAACTCATATTGAATATTGGTATCAGGCGTATAAATCTTCTGGAGATTTGTGGCCTCATGTAGATTTTAATGAAAAGCTTCGGCACAGAATTGAGGCTGGAGAAAAGTTGAAACCAGAAGAATTAATGTCTCCAATTACCATATCGTGTTACTTAGAAGCAATCGATCTTGAAGGCGGAGAATTTTGTATTTCTGAAAGAAGTTGGTTAGACTATGAAAAAGAACTGAGCCCTCCGGAAGTTTTAAAAGAAGAATTGTTAAAATATACACACGAGTCTTTTCAACCTACCGAAGGTGCGGTCTTATACTTCGAAGGCAGTCGATACTACCATTGGGTCAATGAAATCAAAAGCGGCTCTCGCAAGAGCATACTCATCAATTTCTGGGACAATTGTAGTCTTAACTCCACTTCGCCCAATTAATTTCTAATGTCTATATTACCAGAAATAGAAATACGATGTTCGTCTGAAGTTTGAAACGGATATACCTGATGCTTAAGATAATTTGGAAACATAATAAGAGAACCTTCCCATGTCTTATCAATATCTAATTGAGTCGTACTAATTCCACCGTCTAATGAGTTATAAATGAATTCAAACTTTGATGCAACTTTATAGTTTGATTCTCTTACATTTGGCATATTTAATTCCTCTTCTAAATCATAAGGAATTGCAATCCATATCACCCATGAAATAGCTTTGTGGTGAAAATGTATTGGATTATATTCGTGTTTCTTCTGAAAATTTACCCAAGCATCATTATCAATGACATAATTATGATTTTCATAAAAATTAAATTTTCTTCTATATTCAAGAAACGTTTGCTCTATGCATTCTCTAAACTGCCCGTTAATAACATACTGAAATTCTGTTTCTAATTGCCCAGCTAAATTAGTATTGTATTTTTCCGGATTATTATCAACTTGCTTTTGCAAGTCACAAGTCAACTCAGCAAAAATAGAAACTGGAATTCTTGTTTTAAGAACTCCTGGGTTATAAAGTTTTATTTCTGAAAATTCTAAGTTCATAATTTCACCGATAATAATTTAGTTAATAGTAATTGTAGAGGTGTCTTTACATATGCTCATAGTACCTTCGCAACAGATATTCCAATCTTGACCTGTCTTTGCCCCACGGCTTGGAACATTAATGATAACATTTTTACATAGATATTCTTTACCATCTTCGAAAACGCGCCAGACATGATCTTCTGTCCCGCGATTAGGTTGTCCTCTTGATTGATTGAATCTTATCATAAACTCAGACATATTAGATTATTTCTGCTGTTGCATCATATACTATAGGTTCAATGTACGGACGTGTACCAATGTTCATGTGAATAAATTTGAAAGGTTTGGTTGATGTGTTACGAGTAAAGCTATGCGGTAGCCAGGAATTTGCAAACATTAGTTGACCAGGAACTGGCGTAAAATTAATAGACGATGTTGCTGTGGTAATGTTAGAAGAATTATGTTCGTATAGTGGTAACATAAGTTTCATTGGTCGCGGATCATGAATCACCATTCGCGGAGGATCTTTCGGGCACTCTAAAAAATAAAAAGCAACTAACTGACAGTCGCTGTGATTATGATACTCCATTGATGAATACTTATGGTGTTCTTGACTCCAACATTCGGTAAGATAAGTCGAAAGTCCATTCATGTTGTATCCTTGATCGCTCAAAAGATTCCATGCTGTGTTTAATGTGTACTGTATCAGTGGAAGAAGATCTTCTTCGTTAGACACATCTGCTTGCACGACTGGATATACATCGTTTATTTTTGTTATTTTGCGCGCGGCCCTTAACGCCGCATTTGATGCTGCTCTTGAGAAATCAAGAAGTTCTGGCTTCATAATACTATAGATAGGTGAGCTAAAATACTGCCACTGATCAAGTATGTCTGTCATAATAAAATCCTTATGTTATGTATATTGGGAAAGATCAGCCTCTATCACTGTATCTAAAAACAGTCGGTTTCCAATCTTATTCCAACCACTGTTGACTTGATAAAATATATTTAAACCGTTGTTCAAACCATACTGAATAGCCCAACTAAGTATTTCGGCTGTTAGCGGAGCGCCTGCTTCAAGCAGTTGTAAAAAGCTAAGATCAGGATTTTCGTGTTGTCTCCAAACCATAATTACGTTTGATTCGTCTGGTTTCATCCACATCGGAATAGTATCAAGACCGAGTGGAAACTTTTCATTTCCTAACCATACACAGCTAAACGATTTGCACGGATTCTCAGGTCGTTGTTCATGTATCGAACATCCTTTTGTAGTTACAAAATGACATTTCCTTCCTGGCCAAAATTGATGGCCAAGAGCTTCTCCAGTTAACCAACCGCAGCACTTCGTGCAACTTCCACATTCTCTTGTCATATTATCTCACTTAAATTGAGGACCAGCTAACCATACTACTAGAGTTTTACGAATGCCTTTTGTCACAGGAGTTACTCTGTGTAAAATAAAGGACGGGAATGCAACTACTAAACCTTTTTGTTTTGTGACTTGAGTCGGCACGGGTGCATCAAATATCTCAAGATCTCCCCCCTCGTATTCAGAAGGATCAGATAATTGTATTACAAGAGATAATTTGCGAGGCGCATTCGTTGCATTTCCACCTCTGTCAAGATGCCACGTATAATGATCGTCTTTTCCATCGTATATAGTATACTGAAAGTCCTCTACAAATCCCCATATATCTAGATTGAAGAATTCACCGTTCAGTTGTCTTGCTATGAAAGCAATTCTATCATATATAAAATTAGTCTCGGGCGTAAGATTTATCCAACCTATTTTAGATGATCTAACTGCTTCTTCAACTTTACTATCAGGTCCAACACTAGCAGATTTGATCGTGAGACTATCACCAATACTAACTATTTTATCGATCTCTTCTTCAGTAAAACCATCACGCCATGATGCAAAAGAAATTTCTGGTATACCTAACGATGGAGAAGGAGCTATTTGATATACTGCCATTATTTACGCTCCCAAATATTATCTCGATAATGGGATTCATGACTTTGAAGCTTTCTACGTGTACCTTTGAGTGCTTTCAGTTCAGTTTCATTGAATGCTCTACATACATTTTTCGAAAACAAAGTATCTCTTTTAATTGGAATAACCTGCATTAACGGTGTACCAGCAGGTAGAATACCTTTAAAATTGGGTTCGTTCCAAACAAATGGAAAGTTAATAAACTCAAAATAACCATCGCAGTCTACCATACCCGAAAAACAAGTAAATCTTGGATCAGGTCTATTTAATGGTGGAACAAACAACAGTGAGTATCCTTTCGGGCAGTTGATTGCCCACCAGTTCATGAATTTAATTGGAGGTTTTGGTAAATGTGGAGCGGGGCATTTGTCAGATGTTACTTGCCACTGTAAATGATTCTCGATCATTGCTCTCGGATATTTGCTGTTGTATTCAATGAACGAACAATCTTCATTCGAAGTGATTTCAACATCAGCAACGAGTGGAATAATCCAACCCGTGATCATCGCATCAAGAAAAGGTGGGCATCTTTTGAGAGTAGATTGATCAAAGCCTACATCCTTCTTCATTGGCAAAGCTTTATACCATTCTGGTATCAGTTTGCGGGCAGGATAAGGTTCTGGTATATTTCCTAAATCATCATCATAGCAAAGAAATTCTAGTTTAGGCTCATTCTTTTCAAAAAACGAAAACATCAATTTTGTCCATTTCCAGGTTTTTCATAGTGTATTCCACCAGATTCAATAAATTTTTTACATTGCTCGACGTCGCTCGCACCTCTCAGAATATGATCATCATGCAAACTAAAATGTAAGCTTGAGATCCATATTCTGAGATGTGGTGGAAGTTTGTCATAGCAACGCATTACCAATGCCATTCTTTGTATGTTAACATGTTCCAAATGAATGACTCTATTATATATATGTAAATTACAGGGCTGCTAGTTCGACTAAGTTGCTCTCTGTGATGGCATCTAAGCCAATCAATGCTTGTTTGACTGCGGTAAAATCGTCATGTTTTTCATCGTAGATGACAAATGGAAAATCAGTAAATTCTCCAATATCCCATGTATTTAGAGCATTGAATACAGATTCGTATTGACTACTATCGTTGTATGATAAATGAGTAAACTCAATGTTATTATCCTGTAGCCACTGATAGGCTGCAGCAGAGTCGTTGCCACCTGTCGTAGTCAAACCAGTATAAAGATAAACGTCTTTAATTCCTACTAGCATGTATTGTTTCCTTTTTGTTATTTGTGCTAAAATGTTACACTCATCGTACCATTAGCGCTGCCTGTTCCAATATTTATAGAAACTATTTGATATGGGTATACTTTTACTGATACTGAATTTGTCGTAGTACCAATATTACCAGCGTTTCCTGATGCTCCAGGATTTGATGTGCCGGCTGTTCCGGCGGTCGCTCCAGTTCCAGCACTACCTGCTGTGCCAGTATTTCCTGCTGCTCCTGCGCCTCCTGGATTTCCAGCCGCACCATTTGTAGCTCCAGTTCCAGCTGCTCCTGTTGTGCCAGCATTACCAGCAGCTCCGGCACCGCCTGGGTTTCCAGCCGCACCATTTGTAGCTCCAGTTCCTGCATTGCCAGTCGCTCCAGCATTTCCTGCTGCTCCTGCACCTCCTGGATTTCCAGCTGCACCATTTGTAGCTCCAGTTCCTGCATTGCCAGTCGCTCCGGCATTTCCTGCAGCGCCGGCATTACCAGGACTTCCTGCTGCTCCTGGATTTGCTCCAGTTCCTGCCGCTCCTGTTGTACCAGCATTTCCGTTGGCTCCTGCACCGCCTGGACTTCCTGCTGCTCCTGGATTTGCTCCAGTTCCTGCCGCTCCTGTTGTACCAGCGCTTCCTGCAGCGCCGGCATTACCAGGACTTCCTGCTGCTCCAGCGTTTGCTCCAGTTCCTGCGGCCCCAGTATTTCCAGCACTTCCATTGGCGCCTGCATTACCAGGACTTCCTGCTGCTCCAGCGTTTGCTCCAGTTCCTGCGGCTCCTGTATTTCCTGCGCTGCCTGGTGTTCCTGCATTACCTGAACCACCGGCAGCGCCCGAAAGAAGTCCTCCATTGCCGCCTGCGCCGCCGTTGCCGTTAGTAGCACCACTTATGTTGCCTGAATTACCCGCGGTACCAGCATTGCCGGCGCCGCTACCACCTTGCTTTAAAGTCCAACCCGATGCTCCGCCTCCGCCTCCGCCGCCTCCGCCGCCTCCGCCTACACCAGCGTTGCCAGGAGATCCGGAGTTACCCGCCGTACCACCAGCTCCTCCTGCACCACCGGCGCCATTTGTTCCTGGGTTACCAGCATTGCCAGTGGCTCCTGGATTCCCAGCATTTCCTCTTGCACCGCCTGCACCACCAGCACCGTTATTTCCTGGATTACCAGCATTGCCAGTGGCTCCTGGATTACCAGCATTACCAGCAGCACCGCCTGCACCACCAGCACCGTTATTTCCTGGATTGCCGGCATTACCAGTGGCTCCTGGATTACCAGCATTACCACCAGCTCCTCCTGCACCACCAGCCCCATTGGTGCCAGGATTGCCTGTTCCTCCAATACCACCAGATGTCCCAGCTGTACCACCAGCACCACCAGTTCCTGCAGCTCCATTATTACCGGGATTGCCTGTTCCTCCAATACCTCCGGAAGTACCGGCCGATCCTCCGGCGCCGCCTGTACCAGCAGCTCCATTGTTACCGGGATTGCCTGTTCCTCCAATACCACCAGATGTCCCAGCTGTACCACCAGCACCGCCAGTTCCTGCAGCCCCATTATTTCCGGGATTGCCTGATCCACCTGGATTTCCAGAAGTTCCGGCCGAGCCAGCTGCTCCGTTTGTAGCATTTCCTCCAGCCCCACCAGTACCACCGGTTCCACCTGGAAAATTAGCTAAGGAACCAAACGTTGAAACGTTGCCTGGGTTTCCACTTGATCCCGGATTTCCGTTTGCTGCGCCAGTCCCAGCATTACCAGCAGCTCCGGCACCGCCTGGATTTCCTGCTGCTCCTGGATTAGCTCCAGTGCCAGCATTACCATTTGCTCCAGTATTTCCTGCTGCTCCGGCATTTCCAGGGCTCCCTGCTGCCCCTGGATTAGCTCCAGTGCCGGCATTACCATTTGCACCTGGATTTCCTGCTGCGCCGGCATTACCTGGATTGCCAGTAGATCCAGCGGTTGCCCCTGTTCCTGCATTACCATTTGCTCCAGTATTTCCTGCTGCGCCTGCATTACCTGGATTTCCTGCTGCTCCAGCAGTTGCCCCTGTACCTGCGGCCCCTGTTGTGCCGGCATTACCATTAGCACCGGCACCGCCAGGACTTCCTGCTGCTCCGGCGTTTGCTCCAGTTCCAGCCGCCCCTGTTGTGCCGGCATTACCATTGGCACCAGCTCCACCAGGACTTCCTGCTGCTCCAGCGTTTGCTCCAGTTCCTGCTGCTCCAGTATTTCCAGCATTTCCATTGGCCCCAGCTCCACCGGGACTTCCTGCTGCTCCAGCAGTTGCCCCTGATCCTGCGGCTCCAGTATTTCCAGCACTTCCATTGGCACCCGCACCACCTGCACTCCCTGAATTACCAGTCACTCCGCTACCGCCGCCTCCGCCGCCGCCACCGCCGCCGCCGCAAACGCACCCCCCAAGATTTGCGCTTCCACCAAAGCCACCATTTCCTCCGCCAGGAGAGCCTCCGGCGCCGCCGGGGGCAGAACAAGGCGCAAATGGGGTGCCAAAACAACCGCAGCCACCGCCCGGACTACCACCGCTACCGGCTCCGCCACCGCAAGGTCGGGCTGAACCTTGTCCGCCGCCTCCTCCCGTACCTGCGCTACCGCCAGTGCCACCAGCACCGCCGGCACCATTATTTCCTGGATTTCCAGAGTTTCCTGTGGCACCTGGATTCCCAGCATTTCCTCTTGCACCGCCAGCACCGCCGGCACCATTGGTACCAGGATTACCAGAGTTTCCTGTGGCACCTGGATTCCCAGCATTACCAGCAGCACCGCCAGCACCGCCGGCGCCATTTGTTCCTGGGTTACCAGCATTGCCAGTGGCACCTGGATTCCCAGCATTACCAGCAGCACCGCCTGCACCACCGGCACCATTAGTACCGGGATTGCCGGAGTTTCCTGTCGCTCCAGCATTTCCAGCAGTACCACCAGCACCGCCAGCTCCGCCAGCACCATTCGTACCTGCATTGCCAGTGGCACCTGGATTCCCAGCATTCCCTGCAGCACCTCCGGCTCCTCCTGGGCCGCCAGCACCGTTTGTGCCAGCATTTCCTGATGCGCCGGGATTTCCAGATGTTCCAGCTGTACCACCAGCACCGCCAGCTCCGCCGGCCCCGTTTGTGCCAGCATTTCCTGATGCGCCAGGATTGCCAGATGTCCCAGCTGTACCACCAGCACCACCAGTTCCTGCGGCCCCATTATTTCCAGGATTACCAGCATTGCCAGCAGTACCAGGATTGCCTGCATTACCAGCGTTTCCATTGCCGCCACGACCAGATATATCTATAGAATATACGCCTGCAGGAACGACGAATGTTGCGGGGGCATTGAATACTTGTGTGGCTGGAGCAGCCTTACCTGAAGCTCTAAATACATTTAATGGCATCGTATAACCTTCTTATTAACCTGTATTTGCAAGAGATAAGGCACCGAGATATGTTGTACCTCCGTCGAGGGTAAAGAAACTGAAGACATCGATTTTATTTGCACCAGTTGACATCGTCGGTGTCGAAGCATTCGGATATTTAACAGAAGCCGGCCACGTGATTATTCTCGATCCCGTGGCGTCTTGTTTACAATGAAGTGTGAAACTGTATGCATTGCCCGATGCAGGAGGATTTGAAAATGTAATTGTAATAGACGCGTTGGCCAATGTCAAATCGAATACGTTGGATAGTGATAAATCTACAGTGTGAGTAGTTGTTGTTATAGTATTGGCAACAACTGCTTCTTTGTATGAAGCAAGCTTAGGATTACTTAACACATTATTTGCCATTGCAACGTTGGCATTAAGAGTAGTAATACCAGCTACTTGTAGCGTCGAGGTTACGTTGGCAAAACCAGTGATCGTAGTATTACCGGCAGCAAGGGTGGTAATTCCAGATGCAGCACCTGCGGCTACAAGAGACGAAACAGCAAGTGGTTGACTGTTTGTAGACCAGCGATCATTTGTTTCATCCCAGACGAACTGAACGTTGGCAGACGTCCCGCGCATGATCTCGAAGCCAGCATTCTCAGTAGGAGGATTAGCTCCAAGATCTGCATTCAGCGTAACAATATTATCACCAACGTCGAGTGTTGTGGTGTTCACGTAAGTTCTTGTACCGGAAACTGTCAGGTTACCCGAGAGTGTAAGATCGGCGATTGATAATGTGGAATTCACATGAATACCAGTCGTATTGACCGTAAGTGTTGGCCCAGCAGTTACTCCAATTGTACCACTAGTTGTAATCGTTCCACCAGAAAGTCCATTAGCCGTGGCGACTGAGGTTACACCTCCACCGGTGGCACCTTGAGCACCTTGAGCGCCTTGAGCACCAGTAACACCTTGAGGTCCAGCAACACCTTGAGCACCAGTTGCGCCAGTTGCGCCTTGAACACCTTGAGCGCCGGCAACACCTTGAGCACCAGTTGCGCCAGTTGCGCCTTGAACACCTTGAGCGCCAGCAACACCTTGAGCACCTTGATCACCCGTTGTGCCTTGAGCACCAGTTGCGCCAGTTGCGCCTTGAACACCTTGAGCGCCAGCAACACCTTGAGCGCCTTGAGCACCCGTTGTGCCTTGAGCACCTTGTGCACCGGTTGCACCTTGAGCACCTTGAGCGCCTTGAGATCCGAGAGTAAGTGAAGCACCATTTAAAGTTGTAACTTGAACAATATCACCAGCAATCGCATTCGATGTAAGCGTTAAGACCGTGGTATTTGTCGTGTTATAGTCAACGGCCGCAATCTGACGCGAACCATTAATGAAGACGCTTTCAAGCCCTAAAGTATATACGAATGTGTTTGATGTGTCGTCTAATCCTGTAAACACCGTGGTATTCGATGTGACAGTAAACGTATAGGTATTCATGGTAGCAGCATTTGCCGTACCGCCTGAGCCCCAATAAACTCCTGTTCCATTCGATGAAAGAACTTGGCCGTTGGATCCAGAAGATCCGTTGGCTACGATCGTAGTGACAGCGAGAGAAGAGAGATTTGAACCAACTTCAAAGATGGCATTCGCAGCATCTGAAGAGAAGACTTTACGGTCAGTTAGGTTGACTGCAAATTCACCGTTATCAATAAAGCCGGAATTTGCTACGTCAGTAGTATTAGCTGTACGACCAGAAATTGTCGTGCGCTTAAATTGAAATTTATTTGCCATTCTCAACCTCTATATAGAGCAACGAAGCGGTTATGTAACCCCTAATATTCTATTTATACAGAAGTATCTTCAGCTTTTTTATTTTTATTTCCAAGCTTTTCAAGATCAACAATTTTTGCTTGAAGACTGGTCATGGTTTTATCGGCCATGACCAGTCTTGTTTCTAGCATGATGTTCTTACTTGTAAGATCATGTACACTCGCGAGTAATCGATTGATGTACTCATTTACAAATTCAGCTTCCATAAATTAGAATGTCCCGCCGTCGAGGGTTGCGTATACAACTGCTGTACCGTTAGACTGAAGCACGAATCCAGTAGAGCCAACAGCTAATTTTCTAAAACCGTTCGAAGAGTTAGCAACTAAAATGTCTTCTGCAGTAACAGTCGCGAGTCCAGTACCACCGCTTGTTCCAGGCAGTGCAGTCGAAAGACTCAATGTATTCGCTGTGATACCAACCGCGAGTGTCGAGTTCGCAGTAAGAGTAACGTTAGTCGCGTTCGAAACCAAACCACCAGAGTTTAGGAATGCTTGTAATGTAGCAGTAGTATAACCGGCTGCTGCAGTGTCTACAGTTGTTGTAGGTTCTGTTTGAGAACCAGCAAAGAGCTTATAAACGCCATCTGTAGCATCACGGAAAAGACCGGTATATTTAGCTCCAGTGGCACCGTATTGACCATAAAGACCGATATCAAGAATGTCGGTTGTTGCGTTTCCGTTTGCAAGCTCGATCAGCGAATCTTGGACTGTCAGGTTGGTAGTATCGATTGTCGAAAGCGTACCGAGAACAGTCAGATTTCCGGAAAGAGAAAGATCTGTAATCGAGAGTGCAGTATTAACATGGAGTCCAGCAGAGTTGACCGTGAGTGTTGAACCAGTGGTAAGGCCAACTGCATCTGCAGTGACATTAATACCGTTAGCAGCACCAACATGAACTCCAGTCGCGTTAGCTGTAAGACCATCACCGCCAACAACGTTGATACCAGCGCCATCAACAGAAATACCGTTAGCAGCTTTGGCAAAGACGCCTGAAGTATTCGATACAATACCGTTGTTTGCTACAACAGCAATCGTGGCTGCACCACCTTCACCAGATGAGGATCCAGAAATACCGTTACCAGCTGTGATAGTAGCAACATAGTCGCCTGATGTACCCGAACCAAGAGCAACGTCGCCTGAAAGTTGCGATGTGGCAATTGAAAGTGCAGCAGCATTGACATAAACGCCCGAGGTATTCGAAACAATCGTACCGTTACCAGATACGACATGCACACCTGTTGCGTTCGAAGCAATACCAGCTCCGGCAACAACAAAAACGCCTGTTGCGTTTGCAGATAGACCGTTATTTGCAATAACGTGTACGCCTGAGGTATTTGAAGCAAGACCGCTATTTGCAACTACAGCAATCGCGTCTGCAGAGACGCTGATACCGTTACCAGCACCAACATCAAGAGTTACCTCGCCAGATGTACCGCCACCAGTAAGACCAGAACCGGCTACGACTGATGTAATATCACCATCTTGAGGTGTTACCCAGTATACAGCTGTTCCGTTCGATGCAAGAACTTGTCCTGCAGTACCATTTGTGCCATTTGCATTAAGAGCAACGTTAGTTCCAATATTGATCTGTGTGGCATTTGCTACGAACGCCGTACCAACACTCACAATCGCTGCGTTCACGGTGCCTGTAGAGAATACACCGGTGGCATTCGCAACAAAAGAATTAGAACCAACGACGAAGTTACCGCCAGAGCCAGCAAGAACGCCGCCGGCAACAGACAGTTTATTATTGGTATTATCAAACGTAAAGTCTGCGTCTCCGGCTAATGCGCCAGAATTATTAAATTGAACTTGTGTATTTGAACCAGATACGCCAGAAGTAGGAGTTTCCCAATAAGCGGCTGTTCCATTTGAACTCAGTACTTGTCCGTTGGTACCCGTCGAACCATTGGCTGTAACTGTTGTCACAACAGCGTTAGCAACAATAATCTTGTCGATACCAGAGGTACCATTCGCAACGAGTGCTTGGTTGGCGGTCAGTATACCAGGATTAAATTTACCGGCAATGGTGATCGAAGCACCATTCGAACCAATAAATAAGTGATCGCCATTTGCTGTAAACGCTAATTCACCGTTAGCTAATGTTGGCGCATCAGCTGTCGTTAACGACCTTTTAATTTGAATTAAATTGTCTGCCATTTGGCTATTCCTTTTAGGTTAAAATGATCTGCCGTCGAGATCTACTGCTAGATCCGCGAATGACAGTTGTCTCACCTCATATTTATCATTTTGAGAATTGTAGATTAATGTAGCGCCATTGGCGGCTTCAACGACGCTGACGTCGAGTATGTTTTCAATACTTCGTATTTCTTGAATTTGATTTTTCAGAGTAATAGGACCAGCAGATGATAATCTGCCGTTGTTATTTGTAATTGTAGCGACTAAACGAGATGCACCTGCCATTATCTTGTAACTCCTGGTGTAACTGTGACGATACCTTCAACAAGACGAGAAACTGTTCCGCTGCCATCAGTCAACTCACAGTCATATACGTATCTTCCGGCTGTAAGGCCATTTGTGGTATTTGCCGACATCGAAAGAGCGACGACGCCAGTCACAGCAGTAATCGAAACTGTAAATGCGGTTTGAGCGGTCGAAGTATAATGCTTACGCATCTGAGCGGCACCTGTAAATCCTGTAAGATTTACGATGTTACCATTTTCATCAGTCACATCAATAGACGTAGCAAATGAAGTGCCTTGATCGATAATGATATTTGCTTTCAGTGCCATTTAATTCTTCCGCTATGTTTATTCAAAACTATAAGATGTTACAGTTATCACCCAATATTTAGTTTCTGCACCATTTGATGCTGATACGTTAAACGTTTGTTCATTGAAACCACCTGTATAAGCTGCTACAAGTTCAATTGATGAAGCACTTCCTCCACTTGCAACACTGGCGTATCCACTAAATCCATCTCCTCCAGTATAAGTCCAAACTACGCTTGAAGAAGCTGTGATAGTATAACCTGCTTGGGAACCATACGCTTCGGCAGTGTCAAAAGTCGGAGATGATATTGTGCCGCCCACGGGACTAAAAGTAACTAAGGCTACATCTGCATACGGACGTATTCCTACATATTGCCACGTAGATCCATTCCACATTTTAACGGCGGCAAAATCTTGGCTCCCGACCCACGACGAGCCGTTCCAATATTTAACAGGTTTAGCAGATAGGAACGTTAGCGGCACTTATTATTCTCCTGGCTTAGATGGCCAAACAACGTCTGCTGCATTTGTATAAGTCTGAGGAAGATCTCTTAAAGTTTGACGATATGTAGCCCAAGCAGTTTTATCTCCAGGCCAATCTGCCATTTGAGTATAGTCAGATAAAGCTAGAAGATTATTTCTTTTCGATCTAATTTGTTCCCAAGTAATTACCACGACTCGATCTTGCAAAACAAGATTTCCTTGTGATAAAACCAATTCTTTATTTTGCATATTCATACCATGGAGAAACTGCTGGTGTTGCTCTGCGGTAATTTCAACAATATCTTGCGGCAATGACGGATACCCAAAATCAGTATCGTAAAAACCTTTTGTTGTTGGGCTGTAGTAAATTGTCATTTTATTAATATCCCATTGCTAACCAGTAACCGGTATGAGAACTTTCATCTCCGTTAAACCAACTGAAACCAGTTGTTGATACACTAAAAATGGTTGCACCTTTAGAAGCCTGTCCAAATACGCCTGTATCTCCTACGCCATTCATCACAGCTCGGGCAACCGCGGTGAACGATGTTGGAAATGATCCAGATCCTGTAGTATTTGGAGTAACAGTTACTGTTCCCCACTGAATAATTGCTCCGTTTGGCAACTTAGTCCATCCATTTGACGAGAGACTTTGTGTATATCCTGTAGTTCCTGCAGTGTCAATCCAGATATCACCAGCCGCTGAAGCAGTAGGTTGAGTCGCTGTTACAAAAACTTGGCCGCCACTTGTAAATCCTGCGGTGACGTGTCTTAGAATAGGCGCGACAGCACCAGATGCACTTCCTTGGGCACCTTGTGGTCCGGTTGCACCTTGAGCACCTGTTATACTTGAACCTGCCGCGCCTTGAGCACCAGTTGCACCTTGTGCTCCGTTTATTCCAGGAGATCCTTGAGGACC